TTATGCGTCAGTGGCTGCCTCGCTGGTCGAGTAAAAGCGTGCTGCCTGATTGATCTTGCTCACGAACTCTCGCGCCTCTCGTTCCTTCTTCACCGGCGCGTCTTCGATGATCACAGACCCATCAGGGAACGTGATCGAAACATAGACTCGGTTCTTGTTCTTCTTGAACATTCCGCCGACGATCGCTCCGACGGGGCCGGCGATGATTGCGCCGGCGGCGACTCGACCGATCGTCGTCTTGCGTCCCTGGTCTGCACCGTTCTCGAACACAGCTTCTGCGCCGGCCACATCACGCTTGACCGTTCGTCCGGACACGATGTGCGACACCACGCCTTTGTCGTGGAACACGTAACCGAAACGCCCGATATACGGAACATGCTTCTGGTTTTCCTTGTACTTGACCATCAACTCTTTGAATCCCATGCGGCCAAGATACAGGCCCGAGCTATCCTGAGTCCATGAAGGTTATTTTGCAGGTGCGCCCGTCCAAGGTCACAACTATCGAGGTCGAAGCTGATAGCTATGAGGTCGCGCTCGAGCAGGCTCGCGCACAGATCCCCAAGGGGTACGCGGTCCTATCAATCCGCAAGGAGAAATAAGAGCATGCCCCCAGCAATGGGGGATTGCTTTGCTGCGCCGAACCAATCGCGGTGGGTTCCGATGGGTTAAAGTGGGATCATGACTGCCCGCCACACAACTGCCTACCTCTTGGCCGCGGCCGCGCTAGCGGCGACGCTCACTGCATGCTCGGCAACTGTTGAACCCGCGCAGCAGCCTGCGTTAGTCGCAAAACAGGTAAATGAATCGACCCCTTCGCCGTCCCCCACCATGGAAGAGGTTGCCTCGCCCTCCAGGGACCTCGAAGGCGAGGCTGGCGCGTTCTCCCTAGCAGCATTACGCATTGTGGACAGTATCCGCCATGCTCCCTACGGCACTTTCACCGACTCTGAAGTTGACAGCCTCCACCATAGAGCGATGGCGCTCGCCTCAGATGATCGAGTGTTTGAAGCCAAGACGGACCCTGAAACAATGGATCAGCTTTCCGCTGAGTTGGAGGCGTTGAAAGCGGACATCGCCGGCCGCGTCAGTACTGACTAAACGCGAAAAAGCGGGGCGGATCCTAAAGGATCCGCCCCGCTTGACCATAAGCCGAGTTGCTAGACGTTGTGAGTGTTGAGGAAGTCCACGATCATCGGCTGATTGACGGCCGCATACGAGTCGTAGTCGTGGCCGGACTGCAGCGGCACCAACGTGATGTTGTTTCCAGCATGACGTTTCATCTGCTCTGGCCACGTCGGAATACAAAGCTTGTCAGTGAGCCCATAGAAGAAAAGCATCGGGATGCCGGCCAGCTTACCCGCCTGAGACAACGTGAACGGGTTATGCCCGGCCCCGTATGCTGATTCTGACCAACCGCCTGTATAGGCAGAGTTGGCAAATTGGGCGTACCCTTCTCTATCGTTCGTCACAATATCTGTAACGTTGCAGACCGGGATCACCGACACGATGCATGAGACCTTGTCCGGGTTGGCGGCCGCCCAGTTCATGGAAATCAGGCCGCCCATTGAACCGGAGATCAGTGCTGTTTTTCCAGTCTTCACATTGGGTAGCGCCTGGCCTAGGGCATTATGCGCATCCACGCCCCTGAGAGAGGCGAGGTTCCCCCAAGTCTGGGGCCCTCCGTTCTCGCCAGAGGTCGCGCTGTAGCCTGCTGCTGCAACCATCTGAGTAAGCGTGTTCTGATTCCCCAACGGGCTCAAACAGTACAGCGCGTCACTTCCCGCGCCGTGCACAAACTGTACCGGATATCGAGGATCTGGCCGGCGCAGCTTCGGCTCAATGATGAGAGTACCTTCACCTGGAATAGCAGACCCGTTGTTTACCGTCCCCACAGCGTAGCTAGTGGACATCGCGTTATAACTCATGCTGTCACCACCGTGAGAGAGCCAGGATTGTTTACCGTCCCAGTAACACGAGCGTTGTACGCGGTGTCAGCTGACTGCAGCTGAATCTTCGCAATATGAGTCGAGCCCGGTACCAGGCCGCTCTTACGCGCTCCTCTACTGATCGTTACCCATCGATCCGCAGGCGGCGCGTTTAGTCCCGGACTAGCGAGACGCACTCCATCAAGAAGTATGTGAGCTACCGCAATGCCGTTGGGCCCCTGGCTGGCCATATCCGTATCGAGGCGAAGCATAATAGGCCGCTCCCCCACTACAAACGTGACGGTCAGCCCAGGCACATCCACAGGTGTCGTGGAGGTAGTACTGAACATGCTCGTGATTTGCGCGTACCCCAGCTCATTTCCGCCTGCGCCCACCACGCTCCACACGGACCCGTCAGATCGGTATGCCTCGGGAACATCGGTGGCGTAGTACATTGTCGCAGCCGGCACCGTGTTCGCGGCAGGCCTGGCCGAGTACTTGCCCGAAAGCGAGGGCGGAATGCCATCCCTCGCAATGGGGATTCCGAATTGGATCGTCCGATTACGACCCTGATCGGTGAAGGACACGGTCGGCGCGCTCCCATGGGCGAGCGGAGTAGCCGTTGCTGCGGTGATCACTGGCCCCACAGCAGTTTCAATCTTATCCTTCTGGACTACGGCAAACTGCGAATTGTCGTCGCGCGCCACCAGAGTCATTGAGGCGTCCTGCATGGCGACGGTGTTCGCAGCGAACATCTCAGCCTGATCTCGCGCTGCATCTGCATCATCTCGCGCCTGCACGGCTTCATTACGGGCAGCCACGATCTCGGGGGTCATATCACCGCTTTCCCCCTTTTCCCCTCGGGGGCCCCGGACATTCCCAAGGAACTCAATACGATTAGCCATCATTACCCGTTTCTCCGGTTTACATCACCGGTCGTGCTGTCTACCCAGATCCATCCAGCGGGCCAGGGATCAGGACGCTCAGCCTGCCAAAACACATGCGCCGGCGACCAACCCTCGCCATTAGCGCCATCAGTGATGTCTCCGCCACCCTGCTGCGCGAAAAACGAAAACAGGTCTTGCGCCTGGTAGTTACCTGCCTCATCGAGCCAGGTCACTGAGGCGATGTATTTCGCCTGTCCCGCGATCTCTTCCATTGACACCAGTTCAACAGTGAAAGAGCCATCAGCTTTAAGATCAGCTTTCACCGGCCGCGTAGTGAGCATCTTGCCGCCGCTGAGCCCGTACGATGGTCGATCCAGCCGGAAGTAGAGCGCAGGGCTGAGGTTCGCGAGCGCAGACAGGGCAGGGTCCGTGATCCTACCGCTATAGATAGCCATCAGCTACCGTCCTTGACGCGCTTCCCCGGGGTACGCTCGTGCGAGTACACGCTGGTCAGGATCGATACGACGCCCGCCAGAGCTGCCGCTGACGCAACGCCAGCCCAGTCAACTTCAATCAGGCCAATCGCCGTGGTTCCGATAACCGCCACCGCGGTCTGTGCGAACGTCTTGATAGCGCGCTCGCCAGCGTAAATCCAAAAATCCTTAGTCAGGTAGTCCATTACTCCCCCTTCGTGAACCGGCCGCGTTCATCACGCGGCTGGGTCCGTTCTTCCAAAACTGCAATGCGGGTGTGATCGCTGCCTAGCTTGTCCGTGATCGATTTGATCGAATCTTCGACAGAGGCAAGGCGCTCAGAGAGCATCCCTGTCGCACTCTCGTTGCGGTCTACCGCGTCGCGCATGCTGCCACCGTGATTGGGCAGCACCTCATGCTTCACGGCGGCCAGGGACGCAGTGGTCGCCGCCGCATGCGCTTCAGCCGACGCAGTATGAGCTCGCGTCTCGGCCATGAACCTTGGCAGCTCGGACAAAGCATTCAGAAACACACCAAGCGCCTTCAACGACGGCCAAACCTTCCGCAAACCAGCAAGGGCCGCCGCTACCGCGACGACCCACAAAACACCCTCACCAATGGTGAGAGCTTGCACCCATTCCGGCACCCACTCTGGCATCAACTAGAAACCCGTTTGATTGCCGCCTCGGACAAATTCCACAGATACCCATTCACGGTGTCCAGGTCTTCCCGAGACATCTCGAGGATTTCACCCGGCTTGGCCTTGGCCACAGCCTGCAACAAGCTCAGGTGGCGAGTGTCTGCGATGGCGGTAAGGCCATCGTCGGTGCCGAGGTAAATGGTCCCATCAGGCGTTCGAATAAAAGCCATTTCTAAAGCTCCAATCTGCGGCGCGGTCGCCGGTACTAAGTTTTCAGCGGGTGGTACCGCGTTGCCTTCGAGGGCGGCACCAAGCACGTTATGCCCGAGGAACGCTCCCGGGCCGATGGCCCATCCCTCAAACTTGAGGTGGCCCCATGCTCTGCGGAACTCCGCCGGCGTAACTGCACCAGTGAAGCCCCGAACTGGCAGATCAATCGTGGCGATTCTCCGGTCTGCGGTCATGATTGCTACATGCCCAGCATCTCCCCAGATCCGCTTCCCATCGCGCAGCCACATGCCCATAACCCCGGACCAGTAAAGAACAGCGCCCACCGGCGCATCTTCAAGCCGTCCAGCGACTAGCGCACCCTTGGCTTGTGCGCCTTTTCGCGCGTCTGTGGCCCACTGATATCCGCCCTGCTCGCCGTCGGATTTAGGAGATCCGAAAGCCCGCCACGTGACCTGCAAGCACCAGCCAGGCGTTACCTTCCCTGCATCCCGCAGACGCGTAGCGGCCGCCAGACCATCAAGATTCTTCGGCTCAAACTTGGTCAACTGGCTCCCCCCTTCTGCTGCACTGGTGCGAAATCAGCACCCAGCCGTTCGGCTTTTACCAGCCATGAAAAACGGCCACCAGGTTTCCCAGTGACCGTAAAAGTGTTTCCCTCGATATCGCCCCAGTCGGCGATGAACCCGCGTGCTGTTACCAGCACCGCACGACCATATGGCTTCGTGAGGTCCTTGAAGTATGTGGGAAGCTGCACTACGGTAGAACCCGTTTCATCCAGCCCAGATTCACCCCAATACTCCACCCCAGACACGGGCGACTCGGTGGCCGCATGATAAAGCTCGGACATGCGATCAGTCGGGTGATCCATCACGAACTGCTTCGCGCCAGTTACAGCCAGCGCGCCAGCTACGCGCACTCGCCCAGATCCGATTTCAAGGCCTGCCGAGAGGTCTGGTGGAACTAGCGTGATCTGGCCCAAGCTGGCAGATATTGATCCTGATGGGGAAAAGTTGATTGTCCCGCCGCCACCGAGGCGTTCGAGGGTCATTGTTCCAAGTGATATCTTTCCGGGAGCCTGGATTACTAGATCATTCTCTAGAGTCGTTCGGGCGCGCAACCGAGTCGCTCCTGTCACGTCCAAAGACTTGGTGACGCGCGCATCACCAGACACTTCGAGCGACCTGGTGATCTTGGTGTCGCCGTCGAAGCTTGCCGCCCCGTACCATGTGAGTGTTCCTTGGCCGGCCGTGTTTCCGTTGAACTGGCATGGCCCGTTGAAGGTGAAGGAACCATTACCCACAACGGCTCCGCGCATCCACATCGGGCCTGACCAGTCGAATGTACCCGTGCCATCAAGACGCCCAGAGATCGTCTGTCGCCCTGTAGTGCTGGCTATACCTTCGACCCACAGGCCTTCTCCTGCGACCCGGAGGCGGCCTTTGGTGATGGAACTGAACCCGATAGGGGCCTGGCGTTCCAGCTTCGCCACTCGAGCAACGAGACGTGCGAGCTCGTTTTGGTTGAGGTTTTCTGTCTTGCCCATGTCTCCCTTCCCTACTGAAGTTCGAGTTTGATTCGGTCGGACAGGTCGCCGGAGAACCCGATCAATCGGAACGTTCTCAGCCCATCGAATATCCACGGATCGCCATCGCTCTTGATAGCGATCGAGTCTCCGATGCGCAGCTTTTCCACTCCTTGAAGGCCTCCCGCGGGGATGCTCACAGACCACTGCTCGGTTCCGTTAGTCAGCGTGGTCACCTCGGTGACAGCGTGAGAGAACAGGATCTGCTTCGAGTCAATGTCTTTGAGCTGGATGGACCGGTCCAGCGCGGGAGTAGTGAACGGAGAGACGCTTCCCAACCCAAACCCTGCAACCGCCATGTCCTGCTCGGACCCGGCACCGACTGCGAGAATCCCCGTGGTTTGTGTCTGCCCGTCATCGGTTACTGATTCCAGGATCATTTCCGGCTGCGGGGCGGAGAGATCGAAATACCATGTGCTGCCAGGCAGCCGCCCCGTACGCATAACCCAGCCCAGGGTGTCATTCGAATTCCAGCGAGCCCAGAAATCAAAATCGGGCCCGCCCTCGACTTCCTGAATTTCCTGCAACGCGTCTTCGACGGTAGGAACTAGGTAGTTCTCATATGTTCGGGAGTGCTGGCCAGCCTCTACTGGGGAAAGCTCTATCGGAAGCGAGTACATCGGGAAAGGCCCGGTGAGGCCCTGTTCGATGACCCGCGCAGCAATAGAAACCAATGTCTGGTTTTGGATCACCAAACGCCCCGGTAGCGCTTCAGCAGGGCTCTCCCAATACCCAGTTACTCCGAAAGGCCACCGTTTGGAGAAGAACTCCCGAATGCCCTTTGCCTTCAGTGTCAGGGTTCTAGTTGCGGGCGAGTACGTCCGAGCAACGATGGGGCCGGCAGCGATCACGTACTCGTTGGTGCCGTCATCCCAGCATCTCGCGAGCGAGTATGCCCACTTTCGTGTGTACTCGCGCCACTGTTCACGATCGATTGGGCCCTCGCCCATCCGGAACGAAACGGATTGTTCCCCAGCGGAGTTGATCGCGACACTAAAATTCGCCGATTCAGGATCCACCCGAAACTGCTTGCGTCCCGTTCGTGTATCGCACAACCAAAATGTCCACGCCATCAGATCCACGTATCTTTCACTGCGATGGAAATTGATGCTGACCCTGAAGCGGAAGAAACGGTGTGTTGCATTCTTCGCCCCCCAGGGATCGTCCAGACCCGTCCGTCGCCGCCAGCAGCGGGAACCACTGAACCGTTGACCATGATGTACCCCGTAGCCATGTCAATAACGTGAGGGCGTCCTGCGACCAAGGGGACAAGCACTCGAAAATGCTTGCCCCCATCAGCCCACACCACGTACCCGCCCGAGGGGACAGACCCCGACACCGTGATAATCGGTGAAGCATGTGCGTTTCCCCGATGAAAAACCATGTCGCCAGCACCAAACCGGCGCGTCTCTCCATACCGTCTTGGGTCAACACACACTAAAGAAATTTGAAACCTCGCCACGGTGGCATCAGCCGCCAAAACTTCAAACTTCACATCAGTTACATCACAATCAGCCCATGTAGTCGAACCCAGATGATCCACAGTGATGCGTCCCTTTTCCCCATCCGAAAGGAAACCCGTGAGCTTCCACCGCATCGAGTCAAGCTCCTGCGCGCTCCCCGCAAAGGCATGCCCAGAAATGGTGACCACTCGAGCGTCCATAAATCCACGATCATGGAACTGCCCGTGGCCCGTTGGCCGGTCAGCACGATTAGATCGAAATGACACTCCGTCGTCCCACCCCTTGAACCCGTCAGGTCCAACGACAAATCCGCGCTCATCTCCGAAAACAGAAGCGCCGCCACGCATAACCAGCGCGACGGCACTCCCAATAGGGTTCAGTCTGATTTCCATCATGCCCCCCTCAAAGCCCAATTGCGTTCGGCCTGCACCCGCTGGGCAAGTTCTGCCTCAGACATCCGCTCGGTTGCGTGAATATTGATGGTGTCTCCGCCAGCTACTGGGGCAGACGAGTTGCCCTCGAGTGCGTCATAGAATTTTCGATTCAATGGCACAACGGCTTCGTCGTATTTGCCTTCGCCGATGTTTGCCAGAATCCCGCCTGGCTGCTTTGAAATGATTCCGCCCTGGGCAAGGCGCGGAATCTTTGGAATATTGAACCCGATAGTTTTGCCACCCAGATCACCTGGGAACCAATCGGGGATGTCAATCGCCATCGAGTTGATACCGCCGATAGCGCCATTGATCAGATCAATGATCCCGTTAATAGGCATCTTGATCAGGTCCTTGGCGGTATTGAACGCCTTCTCCATGAACCCAGGGATTGCACCGAAAACGCTGTCCACTGTCTCCCCGATTCCAGTGATGAACCCGGTGATCCCTTGAGACACGGGCTGGATCACGTTGTCTTGAACCCATTGCATGCCCTTACCGATGCCATCCAACGCCGGCTGGACCGCGTTCTCGTGCAGCCAGGTGAACACTTCACCGATGCCCGTCATCACGGAATCGATAAAGTCTCCAAACGGTTTGAACACGTTTTCCTGAATCCAGGTGATCAGGTTTGCAATGCCCTCGAACACTGGTACCGAGACGTTTTCAAACAGCCAGGTGAAAATCGCCCCGATCCCGTTGATGATGTTTACCCAGCCGTCAAACACAGGCTTGATGACGTTCTCGTAAATCCAGACGATCACGTTTGTAATGCCATCAATGGCCGGCTTCACTGCGTTCTCGTACAGCCAGGTGAAGACGAACCCCACGGCCCGAATGTACAGATCGATACCAGCAACAATCGGAGCGATGACGTTGTCATGAATCCAGGTGAAGACCGCCGCGATCCCATCAAACACCGGCTTAACGACGCTCTCATACAGCCAGGTAAAGACCCTTCCGATTCCCTCAAACACAGGCTTGATGGCATTGTCATACAGCCACTGAGCCGCCGCAGCCATGAGGGCGAAACCAATCTCAATACCTCTGACCAAAGGCACCAAAACGTTCTCGTGCAGCCACGTGAACACTTCACCGATCCCATCGAAAATGGGTTTGATCGTGTCGTTGTAGAAGCTCACGAAAAAGTCGCTGATTTCTTCCCAATGCTCCACGATCCATTGGATCGCAAGGCCCATCGGGCCAATCAGGAGCGACAGCAGTAGACCCCAGTGGTCTTGCACAAACGAGACGATGTTGTCGATCGCGTCACTAAAGAAGTTCGCGACGTTGTTCCAGGCGTCCACGAAGAAATCGACTACGGCCTGGAAACCGGCAACAATGTTGTCCCATGCCTCACCAAGAAACTTGGTGAAATTATCCCAAATTTCCTGCCCCAGCTCGGTTTGAGTGAAAAAGTAGACCAGTCCAGACACCAGCGCCGCCACTGCCATGATGACCAACATGATTGGGTTGGCAGCCATAACTGCGTTGAAGGCGGCCTGAACAAGAGCTGCCGCTTTTGTGATTCCGCTCCAAATACCCAAAGCGATGTTCCATGCTGCAAACGCAGCAGCCGCAGCGCCTGCGCCAACTGCTACGGGTCCGAGCCATCCGCTGTTCGCTTGGACCCACCCGAAGACGTTTTGGATAACCTCGCCCGTGGTCTCGAATGCTTGGCGCACATCAGCACCGACCTTGACCAGGCCTTCGAGGTCGCTCCCGAACTGGTCGCGAGTTTCCTTGTTCATCGTGAGCCCGGATACCAAGTCTTTGATGCCCTCGCCCACGGTCTTGGCGGTCTCGCCGATGGCCTTGCCTACGTCTTTGGCAACAGGGCCTAGGTCATCAAACAGGGTTGTCAGGTTGCCGAAACCGTCCTTGATTTCCGGGAAGATTCCCGAGAGCAAGTCGGCACCCAGCCGCCCCATCGCCGCGCCCATGTTGTCGAGAGCGCCCTTGAACGTGGCCCCCGACGATGCCGCCGCGCCACCCAGGCCTTGCTCCATCGCGTCTTGGAAGATAGCGAAGCTGACCTGGCCCTTCGAAGCCATCTTGGAAGCTTCTTCAGCGGTCACGCCCATCTTGTCCGCGAGGAACGCGAGTGCCGGCACCCCGGCATCGTGGAGCTGATTGATCACGTCCATCTGGACCTTGTTCGATGCGGCCGCCTTATTGAAGATTGCGCCCATAGTGCCCATATCGGTGCCAGCGATAGTCGAAGCATCTGCAACCAGCTTCAGAGTGCGCTCGAGGTCCTTGCCTGGCTTCACGCCCGCAGCGACGGCATTTGCCGCCGACGTGCCGGCCTCTGCCAGCCCGAAAGCAGTGCCCTTCACGGACGCGAGAGCGTTGTCCATGATGAGCTGGACGGTTTCGCCAGAGTGCCCCAAACCGGTCAGCTTGGCCTTCGCCTGGTCGATTCCATCAAGACGACTAAAACCCTTCACCAGGGCAGTACCGATGCCACCAACCGCAATCGCACCCACGGCAATTGCGCCGCCTTTGAGGGCTTTCCCAATGCCGCCCAGCATCTTGTCGCCAACAGACTTCCCAGCCTTCTCACCGGGATTGTCCTTGTCGATCTCGTCGGCGACCTGTTTACCTGCCCCCTTGCTGACAATAATCAGCGATACCTCAGCTACAGCAGCTTCAGCCATACACACCCCCTGTGTACGCAAGAGGGGCTGACCATCAGGCCAGCCCCTCTTGCTTCATTCCGCGCCCTGCAAGGCGTTCACGTGCTTCCTCGATCGGCACCGCCGTAGCACTGATTCGCTGCCCCGTCTGCCACGGACGAGGCGACGGCTTCGGCTTCTTCTTGCTCGAATTGATCGCGAGCGTCAGGTCATACAGCTCGAGTAGGATTTGCCCCTCACGAGACAGCGGATACTTCCACCCGTTGATCGCCGCATGCAGCCACGACGCGGGATCTCGAGCGGAAATGCGCAGCCATGACAGCACCTCACTTAGGCAGCCGCTCTCGCGCAGATCAGCGACTGACCACCCGCCCTTGCGAAGTTCGTAAACGAACTCGTCTTCGTGCTCCGCCGCTAGGCGTCGGAGCTCTTGGATTTCCCCAGTTCGACGTACTCCGACCATGCGGAGAAGATTTCACCGGTGTGCTCGTAGGCGTCCCACGTCGGCCGCGACGTCAGCGACTCTGGCAGCACCGCCGTGAGAAAAACGTTGATCAGCGCCTGGGACACCATCTGGTCATAGGCATCCTTCTGAGCGCCTGCGTAGACCTTCGGCTTGGGCACACCATCTGTGGCCGTGAGGATGGCCTGAGGGGCAATGCCCGGCAGCTCATACACCTCACCGTCATACGAGAATTTGAAGTTAGGTCGACCCTTTGGGGTAATTTCAAGCATCGTGATTCCTTGCGTAGGGAAAAAGTGAATGCGTGGGAAAAGGAAAGGTGGACGCGCCCCACGCAACGCGTCCACCTGGTCTGTTACTTGTCCTTGCCAGCAGACTTAGCCGCAGCATCGCCAGTGGACGCCAGGGCCGGGTCAAACACCTTCTCGGTGCCGCCGTCGATCTTCGAGGACGGGTAGCCCTTGATGGTGATCTCGTACCCGATGGCCTCACCAGAAGCGTTGGTCTGGTCGCCAACTTCGGTGACCTCACCCTCGGGGATCCACACCAGGCGCTCATAAGCACCGTCGAAGACCACGAAAACGAACGAGCGGCGGCCGCCAGTACGGCCGGGGTTCACGACATAGGTGCCGTCAGCGCCGATGTCGGATTCCTTGAGGCCGTTGTAGAGAGCCACGGTCTCGCGGTTTGTCTCGATCAGAGTGAACGTGTACGAGATACCCGATTCGGTCACGACCACGCGAACTTCGGCGGCGTCCTGCCATGCGCGAAGCGACGTGGTCGATCGGTCGATCGTGCGAGAGGTCCCGTCCTCGCTCAGGTATCCAAGGTTGCGGTACTGAGCGAGCGAATCGCCCGGACCAGTCGGGGCTGGCGCGCTCGTCTCACCCACAAACCATGCACCCGTAACTGCGACCCGCACGTTTGCGGCAGTCAGCCCAGCGCGGGCGTCTTCTGCAGTAGTCATCATTGCTCCATCCGCCCGAATCCGGGCATAGAAAAAGCGCCCCCGAGGGAGCGCGTCAGTCTTGTTTGATCAGCGGAAATCGGTTCCGCGCCGGGTCACATTCGCAACCATGTACCATTCGAAGCCTTCGGCGGCCGCCACCACCTCGACAGGGCCGGCAGAGACCTTGCAGCGCACGATCGGATCGCCATCGACTAAGCCGCGGCCCCACGCGTCTTCGAAAAGCGCCTTCACTAGGTGCGCAAGATCCTCAGCGTCGAACTCGCCTTTGCAAATCACCCGCACCCGAAGCGTGGTGTCATCCAAAGTGTCGTAGTCCCCAGCGCCTGGCCCCTGGAATACCGCAACCATACGGTCCTTGAACCCTGAGCGGCGGTCCTTCACGGGAAGAACCTTGTTAGCTACCGTCACCCCGGACGCGCACGGCTCAGGCCGAGCCTTCAGGATCGCATCAAGCTTCGGCACAACGGAGGCAACCAAGCTGTCAAAAACAACACTCATTTCGCCCCCTTCGCTTTGCGGCGAGCCTTGATGATCGCGTTCCCGCGCTTCTTCGACACCTTCTTCGCCGCCCTACGACTTCGAGTCGCACCAGAGTTTCCGTTGGACTTGTGACCAGACGAAACAACTGCTTGCAAAGCAGAAAGCGCCTCTCCTGTCTCGACTTCAGTTTGAAACGGGATCTTCGTTGTGACGATCGCACGAGCCCGAAGCCCGCCTGCAACCACCTTCGTCACCTCGGTCTCCACCGTGCTGCCTGGAAGTCGCGATGCGACTTGACCAGCCAGGCCAGCCAAATGCTTTTCCACACCAGCGGATCCTGTGACCTGGCGGCCCCACTCTCCGCGGTTGATTTTGACCCTCGTTTTACCCATGTGCTACCTCGTGCCGGCGCAGTACGATCACCGTTCCTCGATGCCGAGAATCCTGATGATGCCAATCAGCGTCAGGGCCGTCCGCCTCGTACTCGACGCCGCGGACAACGAAGCGATCGGAAGCCTCTGCGTAACAAAAATGAGGCGGGCGGAAGTACAAGGTGCCGCCAAAGTTGGCAACCGTGCGCTCCACGTCTTCATCTTCAACCTGAACGAGCGGCGCGAACGCTTTCGCGATGTGCTCGGTACGGGCCTCAACCATGATCGGCTTCCCGGCACGATCGATCTGTCCCGAATCCACCAGACGAATCCGAGTTACCGTCAGCGCCATGGATACCCCACAGGGATCGTGTTCACCGTGAATGCCGCACCCGTGCGCGAACCGGACAACTCCTTGATCTGATCGTTGGTCAAGATCATCGCGCCCGGGTTCGCGCCACCATAGGTGACCGAATCAGTGAACGGACCCGTGGTGGTATTGGCCTGCCGTGTCCCCGACGGGTTCTTGAGCGTCTCAATAACCAACGCAACCGTGATTTTCTGCACTCGACGAAGAGGGATCGGCTTGGGAACTCGCGATGGAAGATCGGGGAACCGGCCAAGGATTGTGTCCTCGGCTTCCTCGATCAATCCTTCGATCTGGTCATCGGTCGCGGGTATTGCCTCCGCCAGCAGCCACCGACGTTTCACATCCTCGACGGTCGCCCACATAGCTACTCCGATTCGGTCTTGCGGGGTCGCCCGCGCTTAGGCTTCTCCGGAGCCCCCTCAGGCACCTCGTCGCCAGCCACGGTCTCGACTACCTCGACCGTCTCGGTTTCGCCCTCGGGCTCAACCACATGCTCGCCAACGACAGCCCCCTCAGGCACCTCGTCGCCAGCCAGCAACGCGACACCATCAATCCAGACAGCGCCAACCAGATCCAAACGAATCCTCGACATGAAAACCTCCCACCATGAAGGGCGGCCGACAAGCGCCGGCCGCCCTAACGGACTAGCTAGAGAACCTTGGCCGCCAGGCTCAGGTTCGGGTTGGTCAGGACCGGCAGGCCGATCGCTGCACCGTGAACCCACACACCCACCGGGTCGAGGCTCTTGTAGGTTCCGACGACCAGACCACCACGCTCCTCGACGGGGATGCCGTACTCGGGCTCGGAAGCCTCGGCCGTGGTGCCCCAGAACGAAGCGCCGAGGTCAGTGCCCTCCGGGTCGTTCGGGTCGGTTGCCGCAGGCAGCAGGTAAACCTTGTCGTCCGGGGTTACGCGGACGTTCGCGCCACCTCGCTTCACGCGACGGTCGAAGATCTCGAACGCCGGCAGCCCAAACGATGCAAGGATCGTGTTGAAGGTCTCGCGAGTGATCACGGTCGGGGCCGGGCCCGAACCCGCAACCAGCGCGCGAACCGCAGCCGACTTCAGTGCAGCGTTGAGAACCTTGGTGGAGGTCAGGATGGTACCCGGCTCCTCGCCATTCTCCTCGACGTAAGCTGCACGCCAGGTTTCGATATCACGCAGCGGGTCAGCATCAGCAGCAGACCAGAGGTTCGCAGCGGTAACAGAGAAGTCGGCGCGACGCTCGAAATCAGCCTTAGCGATGAAGCCGTTTTCGCTAATGTCAACCTTGGCAGTGTCGATGACGCGGCCACGCTCAAACTCGATTCGGTCCGACACTGCGCGGGCGACCTGGCCGGCGTACTTCTCGATGGTCGGGCGCACCGACTCGTCGGTGACGTTTCCACGTGCTCGAATACGGTCGTACTCGGAGTTGCGGAGCTTACGGCCCAGCGGGGGCAGCTCGAGCGTCACACGCTCTCCACCCTCAACATCGCCGACCGAGGTCTCAGCGTCGTACGCGCGGTACTCTGCAACCTCGGTCAGACCACCCCGGCCACGCTGGAAACGCGCCACGATGTCGTCAATGGTCTTGTTCGGGAGGAACCGCGCGAGCGATCCCTTGCTTGCCTCGTAGTCCTCGAGGGTCTGTCGGGCGTACCCGGTGAGCTCTACGGGATCAACAACATCAGTCCAAAGTGCCATGTGCTATTCCCCTTTCTTTAGACGAATACGAACGAAGTCGCGTTGTCGGGTGCGGTGAAAGCCACCGGAAGCTTTGCCACACGAATGCGGCCGTGGTCCAGCAGCGGGGCCACGATGTCGCCACCGCCGGGCTTGATGGCCTGGTCGGTGAGCAGGAAGCCCACGAACACCTGGCCCTCAGCGGCAGTGTACGGAGCGACCTTGTTGGCCGACGCCGCGAGCGGAGTGCCAGCAGGCAGAACGCCAGCAGTGACCTGCGCAGGCGTCAGCTTGGTACGGTCGATGGTTACGGTGCGCGCGGTATCAACGCCGCGACGCGATCCAAGCCAGGACAGCTTGGAACCGCCGTAGCTTTCCTTGGTGATAGTCAGATCCATCAGGATCTCCTTTCAAAGAATTGGAAAAGGTCAGTTACTTCTTGCGGGCGCGCTCGCGCCCAGCAGCCATGCCGCCACCCGACGTGGCTTCTCCGCCGCTCCCTGCGGTCGGCACCACATCGACCTTTCGGCCGGCGTACTTCGCGAGGACCACAGCATGAGCTTCAAGCTCTTCCTTGGTCTCGCCATGAAGGAGTTCGGCGGGGACGCCTGTGGTCTTCGAGACCTCGGCGATCAGCGCAGAATGGGCAGCCTTTGCATCTCGATCAGCGAGCGAAGCCTCGGCAGCCTCTGCCCTCGCCAGCGCCGCCGCAGCGGCGGCATTTGCCTTCTCGATCTCCGTGAGGTTCTCGGCTTCGATCTCGGCAAGCTTCGCGGCCTTGGCCTTCAGCTCTTCGTAATCGGCGTACTTAGCACGTTCCCGCTCGAGCCGACCAGCGATGAGGCTGTTCAGTTCTTCCTGGGTCGCAGGAGGCGTAAACCCTGCATTACCGCCCGTGCTGTTTTCTGCGTCGTTCTCGTTCTCAGGCATGCTGTTCTCCTTCACCTCGCTGTTGACCGTCGCGAGTGCTTACGTGCGCCCTGTTGGGCATGAAAAAACCGCCTCGTGAGGCGGTGGATTATGGCTATCGAATGCCGTATTTAGAACGTATGTTCGATAGATCGTGGTAGCCGTTTTCGGCGCTCCACAGGGCTGAGTACATTTCTTCGTACTTGGCCAGGTCGTATGGGACTTCCTGCCCCTGGAAAACGGGCGTCGCTGTGCAGCGGCAAAAGCTGTGATACTGGCTTCCCAGTGCTTGCACGCCCTGCACCTTCGTTCCGCCTCCCCGCATGCCGATGTACCGGCCAGAGGATGAATGCGCCCGATGAGCTTCAACGCCTCGACCGACTACACCGCCGGCGGATCGTTCAGACCCGTAGACCGCGCCGCGGCTTGCGAGCATCGCGCAAAACGCGCAACACCCGGCCTGCGGAACTCGGGCATAGGCGACCTTTACTCGGTCGCGGCGCACGTTCGAATCGATCGTGGAGCGCCCCGCGCCGGCAACAGCTTTTTGCACGCTGCCAGCGAGCAGCGATGCCACCGTGGCATTGCCCTGCCCGAACAGCGGCGACACCGCATGCCGGGCAATACCGGAGACCAGCCCATCCGCCAGGGTATCGATGGGCTCAGCGTAAAACCCGGCCCCAACAGCCTCGCGGCGCAGGTCTTCATACCAAACCGCGGACAACTCCCCCGACGCTGTGATGTACGGTTGCAGCACTGCGGGCAGCCCCTTGATAAGCGCCTTCCGCACCGCGACGGGGTTCGGCTGTGCCACCTCTCGAAAGAGGGCCACAGCCTCACCCGTCGCCGCAAGAGACAGCGCATCAGTCGCGGCACGAAACCGCGCAACCTGGACAGCCGTCGTCATCGCTCTTCCAGCCCAGCACTCTCGTCGGTCGGCATACGCAGCGACACCGGAACCGCACCCGTGAACTTGATGCCACTCAAACCGAGCAAGCTAGCCGCATTCTCGGGATCGACGCCGGCACGCACTGCAACGCCCAGCGCATCGAACTTGGCCTTGAACGTCTGAGCATCCTCAGCCGAAGAGGGCGAGTCCTCGGTGCGTCGTCCAGCCACAGGACCCACTTCCGCATCGTTGCCGGCCGCGTCCATTCGATCAGACAACGAGCCCAGCAGCGTGTTGACCTGCGCGCGGGCCCGGTCTGACTTCAACCGATCGAGCGTAGGGCCGTCATATCCCATGTCTTCCAAGGCAACATCCGAGTCAGCCATCCACGGGAACGCGGTAACCCGCTTCAACGTCGCATCCGCAGTTGCAGCCTGCGTCGGCGTAGAAGGCGACCGCCACAGAGAGGTCAGCTTAGACAGGTCCTTCGCCATGCTCGCGGTGTACTCCCCCGCAAGCAGAGCGGCGACATTTCGGGCCAGGTCCACGCGAGCAGCGCTGTACGACGGCAACTGTTCCTCAGCGATCGATACCAGGTCAGCCTCGGAGGCGTTGATAGCGTCCGCGGAAGCCGGGTTGTCGTGCAGAATGCCGAGGTACCCAGCAGGGATCGAGGTCTCACCAGAGAACATCATCGCGACAGTCCGCAGGTGATCGCTGTGAGGCTGCATCGACTGCTGCGCGAACTGACCCACCTGCACCCGGTGTCGTTCACCCAGATCATCTTCAGGGTCGGGGACAGCTAGCAGCCGGCCAAGAATGTTCTCCCAGCCGGTGCGCAGCTCCCCGTTCGGGCCGGTGAACATTTCCTCGGTCGCGCCGAGCATGAAACGCTGTGGAGCGCTAAAGAACTCCGCGGACACTTCCTGGCGCAGCATAACCCGCACAGCCATGTCGGTGAGAGCCATGACCGGGCGAGTGATCCGAGAACGCCCGAACGGGCTTTCTAGGGACTCACCAAAAATGTATGGTACGCAGTAAACCCGGCCAGGAGTCATCGTTAGCTCTGAGATCACGCCCCATTGGTTCTGGTTGCGTCCGATGACAAGCACCTTGCCATCCAGCCACATGTTCCAGACACCATCTGCGATCTCGAGAGCCGACAAGACTCGACGCGATCGCGGATCACGAATAGCCGTAGCCGAAAGCGCAGAACGAACCGAAAACACGATTTCAGGCTCTCCGACATCACCCCGAGAGGTAAAGACGAACGCTGCCCCATGCCGGGCAGACGCATCGATCGCGTGCTTTTCAGCCAGCACCGCATCGGCGGTCAGGAGTTCACCCTTGACCCCTTCGAGCAGGGCGCTCTTTTCCCTCGAGGCAAACCCTCGAGGGCGAATCCGTCGAGACATGACCGAGCAAGTCTTTTCAGGCCAGCCGAGCACCGCCTGGAAATCCTGCATCTCAGGAGGGATTGAAATGCCAACCTGCTGCAACGTCCGCTTCGAGTCTGCATACCGAGACCGCAAAGCATTGCGGCGCTTCTTCTGGTTGATCGTGTCCAGCATCTTGTTGAACAGCTTCTGCTCATCCTCAGTAAGGCTTCGCACGGTCACCCCATCACAATCATTCGACCGCCGCTACCAGCCGTCTTTGTCGTCTTCTTGCGGCTCTGCAAAACATGCAGCGCCAACGTTGCTGAAATCAGCGGGGCGATATCCGCCTCGCCGGTGCGGGCCCACTTCCAAACGGAGTCGGACCCCATGGTCTTTTTGCCGGCAGACTTCACCGCGTCGGTGAGTTCCTTCTGACCGGTGTGCACCAGCACGCGGCCTTCGCCATCCGGGCCGGGAGTAACCACCGAGTCGTAGAAACGAGCACAGGCAATGCCAAGCTCACGCGTCTTGATCAGCAGAGGGCGCACCTTCGCACGCCGCACCTCGGGCACGAGCGTCCCGGTTGCGGCGAGCTCATCGAACACGCACGCAATCGGATTCCATGCCTCTTTGAGTTCTGCCAGCCGGTCAGGCACCCAGACGACTCCCTCGCGTCGGTCCACAACGAATACAGCGAACTTGCCGTCGCCGAGATCCGCAGCGAGTGAAATGGTCGCCGAGTCACGCGCCGGCGGGATATCCACCCCGAAGGCGATGCGTCCGCACTCACGCGCCGCGGTCTCGACCTCGAGCGGGTCGCCGGCAGCGTCCAGCCAGTCACCGACGGGGATAACCCCGTCTCCGCCGATCTTCGCCCAGATGCCCAACCGCTCCCGGTCAAACTGTTCAGGGCCCATCGCCTCAATCTCGCTGACCACAAAGTCAGGATCGAGTCGAATATTCCACCCTGGGTTCGCACGGCGATGAATCTCAGGGTCGGCACGATACTCCGCAGGAGACGGCCACGGTGCCCGGTCGGCAGCCGAGAGCTCATCCCAACGTGGGACGGACCATTCGACATAAACCAGGCGTTTGGACTCCCCCGACAGGGCGCGCTCGCGCACGCTCTCCTGCACCTCGGAATCCTGCTCCCCCGCAGACGAGAAATACATGAGCTGAGTTGACTGGTTCAGAGACAGCGCCGACATTGTCGGCATGATCGCGGCCTGCATGCGCCGCTTCAGCTTCATGGCCTCGTCGAGATACAGCGTCGGAGCCGTAAACCCTCGTCCTGACGAACTCGAGCGGGCCATGAACTTCAGCCGGCACCCGTTCTTCGTCTCGATAGCTTCTTCACCATCAGCGGTACGGATGCGCTGCACCAGCCGGTCAAGTTCGGGAGTCGCCTCAACAAGCTGCCGAATCCGAAGAAACATCTCCTGCGCAGTCTTGAACTCGTGCGCGGTGTAAACCTGAAGGGTTTCTTCCCACACAAAAAGGCCCGCTAACTGGCGAGCCTCAATAATCGTTCCTTTGCCCTGCTGCCGGTTCGCGGCCACGAAGGCTTCAAACGCTGCCCACCGGCCATCTGCGCGGGTCAGGGTGAGTGATTCCGCCCCGATCTGCTGCCACGGGTCTAGATACAACCCGGCGATCTCCGCGATGCCCACCATGTCATCGGCACGGTCAGCCGACAGGATCGGGTCGTAAACGTCAGGAAGTAGCCGAAGCCTCGGGTTCTGCTCTCCTACGAGCTGCCCGGCGCTCTGCAAGCTGGTCTGCAATCGAGACCTCCTTCTTGCCGCCGAGCTCGGAAATCAACGCCACAAGCTCTTGCCGGCGCTTGGACAACGCCGAAACTTCACGAGGCACAGCCTCTTTCAGCGCGGCCTTCACAAGCCGCAAGTTTTCTTTTGCATCTGTCAACGGGTCGTACTCATCGCTGCCGCTCGACGCTGGCGCAACCTCAGCGGAGGGTTCAGGCACGGCAGAAGCGATCGCGCTCAACTTCCGTGTATCCCGATCCCCATCGAGGCGATCCATCTTTTTTCCGGCAACCGCAGCCTTGCATGCATCGCACGCTTCCTCGCCATTGCGCAGGTGACGACGATACGCCGCCTCGGTACCGCAGGGCTTCAACACTCGAGGCATACCGACCTCCAATGTCAAAACCATGTCCATGTCAAACCAATGTCAAGCGCGCACACATATGACTAAAGCGCGGAGTGTCGGAGGCGGCCCCGGGGAGAGGGGAGGCCCCCCACCCCTCGCACGACCTTTTTTGTACCACTTTTTGTGTCATTTGCGATCATTGGGGTCACCATTTCATCGCTGTGTTTGGAGCTGATGTGATGTGAGTTCCACGGTTCCCGCGTCTTGAGTTGCATCCTCGATGCGCTGGCTTCAGTTCTCCATACAGCGAGCCGCCCTTTGAACGCGCTTGGACATGATCAGCAGTGAACGCGTCCTTGTGCGTGTAGTGTGCGTCATAGTCAATGGGTTGTTCACATATCCAACAGTCAAGACGTAGACGCTTGAGGGCATCCCTCTGGGCCATGTACTGGGGATCGTTCAGACCGCTACCCATGACTACCCTCCTTCATGCAAGGCCTCACATGAAGCCCCCTGCTTGCCTGTGCGCCCCTCCCGGGTTTGATGGGGCCCCGGGGTTACCGAGACCCCCTCCGGGTTTAGACACCCCCTCGGGGGTTATTTGAGGGCATCCCCGAGCGTCTTGACCTGGGGTCTACTGGATGCGCCCAGGCACGGCAGGAGGCGGCGCATGAGTAGTTCATCTGCCATCAGTGCTGGGTCTGTGAAGTACAGCACGTCTACCGACTCGCCGCGCCCTGATTGCCCCCGGGCAGAGGCGTAACGAACAACCCCGCCGTTGGGGTAGGTGATGCTCTCGTTCCCCTCGGAACGCCGTACCTTGCTACCCTCTGGCGCTCGTAGCGCGAGGTAGGTGTGCACCTGCCGCACCTCAGCCCAAGTCCGCGCCACCACCAGTGTTCGATCACCGGCATCCAGGGAAGGGCTGCTCAGGCCCTCCCAGAGGTGAGCTTCACCGCTACCCAAGGATCGCGCCCCAAATAGCAGTGATCCCCCACACCAGCAGCGATACAGCCGCTACCCCGACCAGGGAGACAATGGTGATGCCGATGATGCGACCGACTACCTGGCCGGCCCGCAGACGCGACTTGGCTACCTTGTGTACGCCCGGTATGTCCTGAGCGTTCAGCCCGGCCACCATCGCGTCGAACTGTTCCTTGTCGTAAGCCATAGCTATACCCCTCTGCTTACTTCGAGGTCATACTCGGCCCCAAAGCTAAGGAAGATGTGGTCCGTGCCCTTGTCGAGGCTTACCGCATATTCAAACTGCCCCTGCACCGAATCGAGGCGGTCAAGAATGATTGCGAGCTTAGGAGTTCTCACGTTACCGACCACCTGCTCCCCGACCTGGACGATCCGGAGGCGTGGGTTCTTGGCCTGTTCAGTCATGTCTTTACTCCTTGGGGTAGTGGATGGTTGCGCTACCCGTGGTCTCACCCAGGGTCACCAACCTCTTGGCCACCTTGGGCAGCGCGCCTATGATGGCGCGAGATTCGTCGGCGGACACGAAGGGCATCCGATTGGGAAGGACGACTCCTCCATCCGCAAACATGTCAGTCGGCTGCACCCTCTGGGTGAGCGCGTCATAGATCGGTGTGTCACTCATGGGACCCACCTCCTACTTCAACACCTGAAAGGTGGCCTTGGTTGATCCACATTTCAAACAGGTTCGCTTAGCGGCCAGAGCTCGCCGGCCTCCCCTGCCACGTTCCCGACCCCAGAAGTGAGCACACTCCCCGTAAGCCACACGCCCGCAGCAAGCGTTAGCCGTCACCCCATGCAGGCACACCATGTACGCGCCGTGAGGGTTCTTCCAGGCGAGGTCAGTCATCGCCGACGTGCTCCCCTGTCGTGAGCTGCCAGTCCCCTTCACCGTCTACGTGGGCGGGGCGAGGGGTCTTGAATGCGAGGTCGCGGCGTGCACGAGCGGCCTGATAGTCGGCTTCGGTTTCGGTGCGGGTCAGTTCAAGGGTGCTCATTTTTCTCCTCAAATAGAAAACCTCCACCGGTGAGCGTGGGGGTTTAGGGTTACTGTCTTGCTTCGAGAATTTCAGCGAAGGGGTACCGGTCAACCCAGGAGTATCCGGTTTCGACGCTGACTGTCTTAACGTTGATCCTCGCTACTTTGTGCCACCCGACCCGGGTTCGAACCACGCGGGCACCGATTATGTCGGCGCGTTCCAGCCGGACGCGATCGCGCTCAGCGATGCGGAGTTGGTAGCTACGGGCCTTGGAATCGTAGTAGGCGACTTTCCCAGTTGCCTCTTTCCAAGCCTTGTAGGCCCGGTCTGTTGCTGCGCCAACCTGACGTGCGGCTCGCTGGTTTCCAGAACGGCCAAAACCGGGTATTCCGCCTCCCATTTCATGGGCGGATTCGGTCATCGCGTTGGCTCGCTCGAGCCTGTGTTCCCAACGCGCTTTTCCGTGGAGGGCCCAGGCAAGTTTGTCTTCGAGTGTGCGCTGGGGGGTATTTTCTTGTTCTTCGCTCATGCTTTTACTTTACCAGGTAAAGCGTGCAAATGCAATACATGGTAAAGTGTCGATATGGACCTCGAAGAACTCGCCCAAACTGTCGCCAAACTCGAAACAGTAAATGAACGCCGAGCTAGCCTCGTCGCCTACCGCAACCGGCAAATCGTGGAAGCGCTCGACAACGGGTCCACCTGGGTAGAAATGCAGCGACTCACCGGATTATCGGTACGGGGGCTCAAAATCGCAGTAGATAGCATCCGGGACCCCAAATAGACGCCTACCCGTTGGGAGCAGTGGAGAGAACCCACACCCCAAAGACGTGAGGTTCAGCGCTAGTTCTTACGCTGCGCCCTCCGAGCGCGCTTCAGCACCGCAATGGCCTTGTCGATTTCGGCCGCAGTGAGGACCGGCGTCCACATGAGCGTCCGGTTCGGGGCACAGCCGTTAGGGCTCGCGGCTGCGAACTGGGCGTAACTAATGTCGACCTCAAGGCCGATCTGCACCCAGCCTGCGGTGCCTTCGCCGCTCTGCACGTCAGGGTCGTTGTACCACCCGACATGGACGGCTGAATCGCCCCAGGGAGCATCCGTCTGCTGGGTAGGGTGGTTGATTTGTTCTCTCGGCATCACGCCTTCTCCGTTTCTCCGCATCACGCGGCTATGTTGAAATCTGATCCTTATGCCAGGCCTCGCGGCACGTCTCGAGCTGCCCGCCTAATTCACAGGCACATCGATCAGCACGCCCTCAATGAGGGCCGTACCGTTGATGATGCGGTACACGGCGGGCCATGTCTCGGTGTCGTTGTAATAGTTGAACCCGAGGCCCTGCTGCCAGTTCTCGACCACCTTCGCCGGGACTCCCCCGGCACCGATCGCGCCGTTCACCGAGGGCACTGCACCGTCTGTGCGGCATAGCGCGCCAGGGTTGGCGGAATACGATTCAACGGCCTCTCCGCGCGGCCCCATAACGGACCTGTAGGTGATTTCCACCCGGTGCGTGTGAGCCGCCCACGTGTTGATGTGGGGTAGGTCGGTCACGTATTGCGCCGTGGTGGACCCGCGAGAGTTGGCCTTGGTGCCGTGAATGTTGCGTGTGGTGTCGTTGTCCCAGTCGGTCGCGGCCGGGTAAGCATCCATGTAGGTGATGCCGAGCTCGTCCAGACGCAGAAGGTTCGGCAGCGACATGACAGGCCAAGAATCGGGCATCTGCGCTCGCCGCAGCCCGAATGCGGCTAGGGCGTTGGCTTCGATGAAGTTCTGCATGCGCTTGTCGTGGTTTCCTTCGATCACGATGATCTCGGATCGAGGCGCTACTGCCCGCAGCTCGGCAAGGAACCGATGCCCGCGGTCGATCGATGCCTGCGTTGTCTGCGCGAATGCTGCCTCTTGAGCGAAGCGGCCCTGCGCGGCAAGGTCGAGGAAGTCCCCGAGGATCTGAATTTTCTCCGGCTGATGCCGGCGACAGACTTCCACGAACAAGGCCATTGCCTGGTCGTCGTGGAAGGGGTCTAGGGTGCCGTCTGCGAGCTGTCGGAAACCGATTTGGGTATCTGCGCCCTTGATTGCGAGTTTCAGGCCGCGAGCAGGGGCGTCCGGGATTTCCTGCACCGACACATGCACCGGCTGGGCCGACTGAATAACAGGCCATTCAGGCCCATCGCCAGATGCCGCCTTCGGAGTCGCACTGACCCGGTTTGACCAGAGCCCTTCGCCGTAGGCGATGGACCGGACGCTCAGGTTGTACGCGTCGGGGTCGTCGCCGCCGGCGCGAATCCATTCCCGAGCGTCCTCGGTGGTCACGGCTCGATGCCGAAGCCCCATCACCACATCGGGGGCCTCTGCCGGCTGGATGCGCCGGCGGTGCTTTCGCACGGTGGACTCATTCACCCCGTACTTGGCACCGATCGCCACGTTCGACAGGTCACCTGCAAGGTCCGCCCGGTAAGCGGCATCATCCATGAGCGCCAATGTGACCCCTTCAAAGTTGTGTGGGGTCGGGACACCCCAGTGATCCCGACCCCGCCCGTGCGTGGGCTATCCGGGCGTTTTCTACCAGTGCGCGCCACGCACCATGACCGGGCACCCCTGCCCTGGTAGTTGATTACGGCCAGCTCCACACTCGTGTAATGCTGGTCGCCCGCTCTCCGTCTTTACCCTTGCGAGTTGGCGGGAGTCTGGGCGTTCTATCTCGATGGATACTGGCCGTAAGTTAACGCAAAAAGGCCCTGGTACTGAAGTACCAGGGCCTTTCTGTGAGTTTTTGCGCACCCTAAGATGACGTGCTTCTAGTGTACACAGATTCGACACCCACCACAAGATGTTGTGGTTCGTTACGAAAATGTGTTCTATTTGCCGAGGAGGCTCCTCAGCCAGATGAATGTTGTTGCTCCCTCCCAAACTTCATCGCATTCCTGGCTTCGGCAGTAGCCGCGAGCCTCTTTGAGATCCGCCATGTCGTGTGGATACTCGATCACGACCGGGTTGGGCACCCACTCGCCTTCCCCGTTCAAATAGTGACTTTCGTTGCACGTCGGGCAGGGCCCCACGATCTCCAACCGTTTAGGTGGGTCGAGGATCTGTTTGATCTTCACCGCCCACGACTGGATTTCCCGGATAAACAAGTCATGGTCCCCACTCGTGCGAGTGAAGACCATGTGCCAGTCGTTGAGAGCCTGGACCAGTTCGGGGATGCGTTTCAGCCCGAGGTCGGTTCGCCATGACCCGATGACGCGTCTAATGTACGTTGCTTCATCGAACGCGGCCGAGTTCAGCACCGACCCTGTTGTTGCCCCACCTCCCCCGCCGGCGCTGTCCTTTCCCGACGACACCACGGCGTCCTGGATCTGTTCAAGCAGACACGGCAGTTCAACCGTGTGCAGCCCACCCGACTCGGTAAACACCTTCGTCGTCACTGGCAAAGTAACCGACGCTACAGCCTCAGCAAGAGTCATTCACCCACCCACTTCCAAGGCTTGCCGTTGACCTCATGGACACATTTCAGCGGGATGCTCCCCGCGAAACGGATTGCGTCGATCCAAACCGATGAACCCACGACTGCTACCACTGGGCCGGAATACTCGATCCCTCTTATCCGAGCGCGGATGGTATCTCCGTCAGAGACCCCGACAGGTTCAATTTCGTGAGATTCGCGCCCCTCGGAGACCCAGTCGATCAGTACGGCGTCTTTTCGTCGGTCATCGAACTCCGGGTGCGCGGCAAGGAGTTCCATCATGGTGAACGCATGCCAAGCAACGTTTGCGAGGTGCAGCACACCTGTTTCTTCGTCACGGTCGATACCGTTCCAGAACTGGTTGAGATGCCGGCTCAAAGCCGCATACGACTTGGATAGCTCGTAGCCCTTGGCCCAGTTGTGGTCGTCGTATTTTTTCGCGCCCTCCCCGTACAGGCGCGCCAACTCCGCCAGGGGGAACGTGGGGATCAGGTCATACCGTTCGGGCTTGGTGCCCTTCTGGCCTCCGGTAGATGAGGTTGTTCGGATCTCGGTCATGCTAGCCTCCAATCCTCTTCACCGGTGCCGCAGTGATGATGTCGACTCCCTCGATATCGATAAAGGCAATCTCGGGGTTCGAAGCAGTTACAGCAAAGCTCTCGACCTCTCCCAAGTCCGAGAGTGTGATCCTCCAACTCTCAGCTTCAAACTCGAATTTGTTGCCGCTCTTGAAAAGCACGGTCAGTCGATCGGTCATGGGTTCTCCTTCAAAGTTCGGTATTCGATGGGACGACCTACAGCGGTCGCGGCTTCGATGCCCTGCTGCATGCCTGCCGAGATGCCTAGGTCGTGGTAGACGATGGTTGCGTGCGCGGTGGTGGCCCATTCCAGGCCCGCGCGGATGCCGAGTTCGCGTTCTGCAGGGTCGGTGTCGTCTAGCGCTTGGGTGTACAAAAGGTGCGATGCGAACGGCACCTCACCCCGGATCAGGCTGTCGCGTAGCGCTGCCCGCGCATACGTCGAGTTGCCCTCAACATCCCCGGCATACGGGGACTCGATAATTACGCGCCTCACCCGCGGTCCCATGGCTTCCACCAGGTGCGCCGCTGTGGCGCAGAGGTCGGATGTGGTGTCGCTTGTAGGGCTTCCAGCGCCGCGATTCGTGCACGCTCGTCTTGCTCCTGGCGGACGCGCTTCAACCCGTGGGCGATTGCAGCGAAACTAACCAGCGCCGCCTGTGTCTGGATCGCAACAGCACTCATCGCCACCCGTAACTGCTCGAGTCCCGGGAACAGGTTCGTTCTCGGGGCTCGATATGCGCGGTACCGGCCGCGCTGTTTCATCTTCGGGAAAAACTCCCGAGTACGTGGCCTAGTCGCCATTGGTGGAGTCCTCTCGGTCGGGGACGATTCGAATGTTGTGGTGCTCGAGCTGTCGCGTTGTTTCGGGGTCGATCCGTCCAGATGCGGCGATCTTGGCGAAAATGTTGACGAGGCCACCGTCTGCTCCTGCCGCGGCCAACTGCAACGCGTGATCCATTCCTTGTTCTGGCCGGACTCCCAGGGCTCGGAATTTTTGCAAGGTCTGGCTCTCCCCGATCGCATCCCGGACGCCTCGCTCATATCCGCGGTCGTACTCTCGCGCGGGGTACTCTCTGGCGTCCTCTCGGGCCTTTGCGGCGAACTCTACAAACATTGCTGTCGTGGCATCCACGAACGCGGCCATCATCCTAAACAAACGCTTCAC